CGAGGGTTCTTTATTTACCCAGCCTGCCAAGCTGCATGAGCGTGGGGTGCTGGCTCGATCACTTGGCACCCATCGCTTTGGTGCACCTCCTGCATCGCTCCTTTAGGAGCTAACCCCGCCTTTGCTTCCTGTCGGCTTCGGCCCCGGATCGCTGGGCCTTGGGTGTTTCGCGGTTTGGTGCTGCGATGGGTGAACTTTAGCTCTAGGCTAATATCTGTGTCAATAGCCAATGGCTAATATTTTCATTTCCTACTAAACGGCCCGATATGACCACACACCACACAGACGAAAAAAAAGCCCGCTTGAGGCGGGCGACGGCTGGCTAATAGCGCGCGTAGGCGCTACATCCTTGCGATGTCATATGGCTTTCCATGCAGGGCAAGGTTTAGTTGATCGATAACGATAGCCCAGTCGGCATCGTCTCCGAGATCTTCTTTAAGCATGGCTGCCTGTTGCGGCGTCCAGAAGGGTGCTTCATAGATGTGCAAAGCTTCATGCAAAGGATGATTTTTCTTGATGAAGTTGGCAATGCTTTCTGGGTCGCTGGCTAATCCTAATTGCTCAAATAAGCTCGTGAAGCTGGGTTGTGCGTCACCTGGTGTCATGGACATATAACCCCCGTGCTTTAAGTGAATCAGGTCAACATGATGATCCTTGTTGAAGGATCTGTCTGTAAGCGCTGGTCGGCGTGTGATGAGCTAGAAGAAAGCTTGCGCTCTGCTGGCTATGGTTATTTGCAGCGGTTTATTGAAAGTGGGATCATGAGTGCATCACGCACTTCAAGGAGAGCCGTGATGTCTGCCCTTATGAATCAACTTGTTGCCCTCTGGCTGTTGGTGGTGCTTGTAGCGTGGGTAATCTACGAGGTAAGGGATGACTGGAAATGACAAGCCTGAGTTGGATGCTACTCAAGGAGGACGCCGCCATGCACCCAAAGCCCAAAGATCCGCATAAAGAGCAAGATCCTGCTCCTGAGCCAATTGACCCGCCCAACGATGGTCCACCAGCGGAGCTGCCTGGGGACCCGATGGATAAGCCAAATGTTTTGGGTGTGAAAAAGCCCGCTCGGGGCGGGCTCTTGGAGAAAAGTGTGCTGTATCTCAGGCCGCTTGAAGGCCGTATTCCGCAGCGTCGCTTTGCTCAACCTGGAGTTTCTTGCTAAAAAACATCACCTCTGAGCCAACATATCGGCGCTGTGCCGTGTAGTTTAGACCGTAGGTATATGCATGCGACATGCGATACATCTGCTGTATCTCTGTCACGTTGTCATATGAGACAACCCAGCGGCGTGAAAAGCGTGATGAGTTGAGTAGCTTAGCGATGGCTGCATGGTCTTCATGCTCGTAGAAGTTCCTGTACAAACCTTGGCCCTTGACGTAGTAAGGAGGGTCAAGATAGATCAAGGATTTGCTTGGCAAAAATTCGCGGCAGCGCTGGAGAAGCGCCAAAGCATCCTCGTTGTAGACAGAAATCGATGCGGCATGTTTGGCGATCTTTTCGATGCGCTTTGCCAAAACTGCTTTTTTAAAGCGTGCATCAAGCTTGTAATCACCGGCTTGACCAAGGCCACCAATCACTCCGCCCTTCAATACTCCTGATCGATTGGTTCGGTTCATAAAGAGCGTTGCAAAACCTCTTTCAACTTGGCCGACTTCAATTTCTCCACGAAGAACGGATCTCCAGTAGTGCCATTGATCCATGTCTACAGGCGTGTCATGGAGAAGCTTCAGCACTGCTTCTGGCTGCATTGTTACGCTTGACCAAAAGTCATACAGCGCTGGGTCAAAGTCGTTGATGTGGATGTGTGATGCGTCTCCATGGAATAGCAACTCAAGTGCCACGCCTGCTCCACCTGCGTATGGCTCTAGATAGTGACCGCCTGCCAGTTTGTTGGCATGTAAGAGCTTGGATATGAATGGTGCAAATCGAGCTTTACCGCCAGGGTAGCGCAGGGGAGTGTAGAGCTTGTTCGAGAACATACGGGAGAACTATAGACAGATTCGACTAGCTTGGCCAGCGCTACTTGGAAAGCCGTTTTGCAGTGCTTGCTACGGCTTTAGCGAAGTCGTCCTTGAATTGCTTAACCACTCGGGGGTGGTATTTTGCCCACACTTCAATCACCTTCCATTCGAAGATGTTTTTACGGTTTGCTTCCCACCATTTTTTTGTACTGTTTCTCTCCGAAGTTACAGGGGTAGAAAAGAACACGGTTTCAATCTTTGATGCATCTGGATTTTTAATATCGAGTTCCATCATTGCATTGTATGCATCACCAGAAGTCTCATTGATCATGCTTTTCAGAAAATTAATAATAATATTCTCAGGTGATCGATCGGTGCCGGAAGCGCCCTTGGGGCAAGGAAATTTTACTGCATTACCTTGTTGTTTTATTTTTAAAGGTATTGAAGTGTCAGCATCTACAACCAAAACGCGATCTAAAAATATGGGGTCATTGCCAGGTAGTTTTATAAGATTTGAGCCACCAACACCTAATGGGATATAGGTGATTTTTACAGAATATTCTTTGTTTAATTTGCTCTTTTCATGCTGAGTAATTAGTTTGTTGCAAAAATCAACTCCCTGCGGATCTTCAAAATAAACACATAGATTATTTTTTTGAATGCTCGGATTTTTGACGGTGGCAATAGATGACATGTCCTCTAAGATTGCTTGAAGAGAACTGTCTTCGGCAATTCTAGGTTTTCGAGGGTCAACTAAATAAACGACTGAATCTGATTTATTGTGTTCTTCAGGATAAATCGCTTCAATCAATTTTGGGGAGTGAGTCGTTGCAATTATTTGTATTTTTAGATGTCTTGCGGCTGTTTTAAGTTCTTTGGCAAGTCTGTAAATGGCGGTTGGGTGAAATCCAACATCAAGTTCATCAATTATCAGTAATCCGCCTGGGTAATTATCTCCCATCTCACGCATCAATTTATTGAAAGATGCAAGTGCTGTGGCTATGCCGCCAAGACTATCTTGACCAATAGAAATTGCTAATGCCTCGTGATCATCATAACCTGGTTGAATGCTTTTCTTTTTGTACGATTTAATTCCAAGTTGCGTGGTGTTCTCATTTGTTTTTTGGTTGGTAATTATATTGTTAATAAATAAATTGTAATAAGTCAAATCTTCAGGTGCCATGGATTGGCTGCGAGAGATAATTTCATTATCGCCAGCTTCGCCTATAGATGAAATTCGCTTCAATCCTAAAAAAATTGTGGGCAAAGCAATTTTGGCATCAATGCCAGGATGTCCATTTGCCATAAGCTCATGGTTTTCTTCGAAATCTGCAGAATCTTCATTTTCATCATTTTTTGTTTTTGAAACTTCGGAAAATAAATTAAGCGATGATCCTGAGGATTCAGCTGGCTTCTCTAGAAATTCTTTGAAATTGAACTCATAGTCATCTGAGGCGTTAAGCTCTACATGAAACGTGGTTGGAACCACGCGGGCACGTTTGTATTTTTCACGTTTAGTAAGTCGGCAGCGCTTAATAATTGCATCGTCTCCAACAATTCCAGTGACATAAGGAACCTGTTGTAGCTTTTGCGAAATTTTTGGTATCTCATCAAGAGAGATATACAAAATTTGTTCTATATTTGTAGAGAAAGAATCGCCGAAGTAGCTTTTGTATTTTGCTAGCTCGGGAGATGAAAATCCAAAAGTGTTGGATACAAAACCAAGGATAGATGTCTTTCCTATACCGTTATGTCCTGCAATAAGAGTTATACGGTCAGAAAAATTTATTTTTAAATTAGAAAGACGTCGAAATGGCGGGTCGGTGAAATCAATTGATTTAACTTTTGCTTTGCTTATCATTTGCCCTGTCCCTCTTGGAATTGTTGAATCAAAGATGCTACAACATGTTCCATGAGGAGTGTGAGTGGCGCATGCCTGCTTCGAGTGTAAAAACCACGGACTAACCAAGCGCCTTGGGCCTATTGCGCTTGATGCTACTTTTGCGGCTTCATTGACTACTTACTCACGTCGACGCAAATCATCCCCAATCCACTTACACCAAACCCACCACTTCCCAGCATGAAAAGGCGTAGGGAAGTGCGCGGCGTAGGGGTATCAGCGTCTCCAAAACTTGCGACGGTGCTCATTCATGGGGGGTATTAACGGTAGAACCGCCGGTGCTCAACCATGGTCCCAATGATTTCAATGGCTTGCTCGTTTGATCGCATCGTTGGGTAGTCCTCATTTAGAGGGACTAGCTCAAAAATATCGTTACCCAAGACATCTACTGAGCGAGGACGGTATTTCTTAAAAGTAGCCTCCTCGCGACCATTCTTTGCGACCACAAAGGAGCCAGGACGTGGGCGAACAGACGGATCAATCACAACCAGATCGCCATCCTTAAAGTCTGGTTCCATTGAGTTGCCGCGGACGACCAGAACAAAGGTGTTTGGTGAATGTGTATCGCTGGTTATGAGCCATTCGTTTGCATCCCCAGGCTGAAAGCTGTTAACAATTTCAGTCCACATCCCTGCTTGCACATAAGAAATTACAGGAATGCGGCGCGCACCTGATGGCATGACGAACTCCGCATTAGAGCCGCCTGGCGTCTTTAAATCATCCTTGTTGGCCGGGGCATCCATCCAGCCACCAGGCTTCCCTGTCTTAAGTTCAATTTCGCGGGCAATCGCATTGCTCATCACGCGAGGCTTGCCTGTTTTTGAGTTCACAGACGCGTTTAGCCATTGGCTGATTTGAGCCGGTGCTTTGCCAATGATCTCTGAGAGCGCAGCTTGACTGCCTGCTTCTTTGATCAGCAGGCCAAGCTTTTCACGTCGCGTTACATCTATCGGTTGCATATCTTGAGTATTTAGCGGGTGGCTAATATTGGCAATGAGCCATAGGCTATTGACATTGTTTAGCCACAGGCTAACAATGCTCGCATGAAGCTATCGGAATACCTCAATCAGCAAGAGCGCGGAGGAAAAGTCGCGCTTGCGAGAAAGATAGGCGCCCACACGCCGGACTTGTCGGATTGGATTGCCGGAAACCGGCCTATCCCAGTTAAGTACTGCCTCCTTATTGAGCGTGAGACTGGCGGTGCAGTAACCAGAGCAGATTGCCGTCCGAACGATTGGCAAGCTTATTGGCCGGACTTCAACCCTCTCACCACCCAAGAGGTGAGCCATGGGTGAGCAGCAACCCTTCACTTTGCCTGCAGGCACTGTCTGCAAGCGCAACGGCATTCCTTTCAAGCTCCAGCACGCGACACAAATTGAGTGCCACCCGGACAACTGGGAGCTGATCAAGGGCGAACCGCCAGAGGCAATTGAGGTTGAAGCCACCAGCCCGTTGTGTCCGCTGGATCCCACTGGTGCTGAGCAACTGATACCGCTCTTAGAGCGCTTGTGTGACTTGCTAGAAAAGCAGCTCACACCTCTCTCAATAACGTATTCATTTGCTACAGCTGACGATGACGGGGAAAAAAATGTGGCTGCTGCAAAGGCAGCAGCAAATGACTTAGTCCAGCAGGCGGGAGCAATGTTGGCCGCGCTGCACGTTGGCTCACCACCAGCAGCCTTTTCACCAGCAGAGATCGTTTCTATGGCTTGGGATCGAAGTCTCCAGAAGCAAGCACCTTCTGCCTTAGGTCTGGAGGAAGGGCCGAGTCGAAGCACTCCAGCATCTGGGGCAGAGACACGCCGTTCGGCCCCTGATTCAAAAGATGAGCCTCCAGCCCAAGGCGTGCTGTAGCTAGGTAAGCAATGAAATCTCTGTCCTTTGGCACTGAATGCATTAAAGCGCCCAGCACCATTTTGGATGCCGTGACTTCCAAAAGCAGGCTGTTGTGCTTTTGTTCCAGAGCTTCTAGCCGCTTCTCCAAAACAGCTATTCGATTTTCCATGTCCGCCCTCCGTGTGGTTGTTGATGGTTGTGTAAGCAGCTCCATCGTAGCCCAGGGTGCGGCGGGCACCTTTTCCTTGGAGGCCTGACCTATGGCACCCCATGAATCCCCCATGTTTTCCCGTCGCCCAGCAGGTGCTGGCGAGGTTGGAGAGCTGCGTGGCAACTGCCCCAAGTCGTTGCTGTCTGCACTGGATGCCTTGGCCATGGCGCGCAACCTTGATCGCACGGCGTACGTGAATCAAGTGCTGGATGCGCATGTGGCTGATGAAGTGCATAAGGCCAGTGTCCTTGTGCGGACGCTACGCGGCAATCCATTCCTTCCGGACGATCTCGGAGGGACATCGGAGTGATTACTTCACCTACACGTGTGGCCGGGGCAAGGCTTACAGATAACGCTTTTTCTCCGCGTACTGGCTCAGCCTTGGCGCAGCAACTGCAGCGTGACCGCATCAGCGCGCACCCACCGGCAGCCAACAGCTATTTCAACATTCCACAGCCTGGCAGCCACCATCGCAGCCAGCGCATTGCTAAGGCGGCGATATGAGTATTGCGCTGATGACTATGGCTTGGCAGACGGCTTTGCCGCTGAACCAGAAGGCAGCGTTGCTGGCTTTGTCTGACTGGGCCAATGATGAAGGCTCAAGCCTGCACCCATCGATTTATGCACTGTCTGAGCGACTGACCTGCAGTGAGCGCACTGCACAGCGTTTGATGCGCGATCTTGAAGATGGCCAATGGATTGCCGTGGTGGGCAACCACAACGGCGGCCGCCCTGGCGCTACGCGCAATTACCGGATCAACGTGCGCAAGCTGCGTGAAGAGGCTTTCCGAGAGGAAGAGCGCCGCGCTGAATACCGCCGCCAGTATCGCCACACCAATATGGATAACACCCCAGATCCATTTGCCCAGACGGGTGACAAATTGAGCATGACGGGTGACACCGGTGTCACGGGTGACAAATTGACAGGGGTGACAAATCAGGTAGAGACGGGTGACAAAACGGGTAGTAGACGGGTGACAAATCAGGCAGAGACGGGTGACACCGGTGTCACCCTAACCACCATAGAACCGTCAATAGAACCACCAAAGAACCACCAATACGCCAAACCTGCGAAATCGACGGTTCCTGCCAAACCGGTTGAGGTGACGGATCAAACCTGGTCGGACTGGCTGCAACTGCGCAAAACGCTGAAGGCTGCGGTGACGCAAACCGCTGTGGACGCAATCACCCGCGAAGCGCGCCGAGCTGGCTACTCGCTGGAGCAGGCCTTGGTGACCTGCTGTGCCAACGGCTGGCGAGGTTTCAAGGCCGAGTGGATGCAGCAGCGCGGCCAACAGCAACAAGCTCCTCGTGAGACGGCCTACCAGCAGCAGATGCGCGAGCGCGTTGCAGTGCTGACGCCACGCTTTGCAGCCCAGCCGCCCAAGCAGCATGCCGGGGACTTTTTCCGAGAGCAAGCGATTGATGTGCAGGCCCAGGAGGTGGGCGGCGCCCGAATGATCGGAGGTCAGCGATGAACCAGCAGCAAAGCAGCAAATCGGTGCACGCCTTGCCCATGCCGTGGGTCGAAAAGATTTTCGAGAAGCTGAGCATGACCTATGGCCGCGATTTCCTCGCCCGGTGGGACGGTTTCAAGGAAGAGGCGATGTTGGAAGTGAAACGGGACTGGGGCATGGAGCTGGGTGGTTTTTTCGACCAACCAGATGCGATCAGCCACGCCTTGGCGCACTTGCCCGCCAAGGCCCCGAACGTGATCGAGTTCCGCCAGCTGTGCCGGAGTGCCCCCAAGCAGCAATTCAAGCAGCTGCCACGCCCCGCGCAAGACCCGCAGAAGGTGGCCGAGGTGATGGGCGTCGTGAAGTCCAAGCTGACCAAGTTGCCAGCGCTTGACCCCAAGGACTGGGCACGAAAGCTCAAGGCCCGACACGAAAAAGGCGAAAAGCTCGCCCCCCACCAGATCACTGCATACCGCCAAGCCTTGGGGTTTGAAGGCCGCCAGTCGTGGCAATAAAACAGGAGCAAAGAACAATGATCGTTATTGGAATTGACCCGGGATTGACTGGTGCTGTCGCAGTGATGGATGACCAAGGTGTGCGCGCAGTATTCGACATTCCCACCATGCCCGTGCCCGGTGCTGGGCCCAAGGCTCTGGTGAAGAACAAAGTCGATGGATATGCCCTGTGCCAATTGCTGCTAAACCACTGCCCGGCAGGATATGGCAAGCCCCGCGTGTTTCTGGAAAAGGTCAGCACGATGGGAGGGGCAAACAACGCAGTGCAGACCCAAGGGTCCCTGATGCGCAGCATGGGTGCAATCGAGACAGTGGTCGAATGTCTTAAGTGGCCATTGGAGCAGGTCGCGCCTCAGACATGGAAGAAGCTCTACGGCATCGGTTCGGACAAGGCTGCGGCGCTGGCGACGGCGCGTGAGCTGCACAAAGAGGCTGCAGCTGATCTGAAGCTTGCCAAGCATCACAACCGTGCCGAGGCGGTTCTTTTGGCCCATTGGGGTCGACTGGAGGTTGCTTGATGGACCGCGTCACCCTCAGCCTGTTCGAGCCAGTCCAGGCACACAAGGCAATCATGCACGCCTGGTCTCATGCCAAGAACGCAGTGATGGCCGGCCACCGCCTCACTCTGGAGATTCGTCCGGAGAAGCGCAGCGATGCGCAAAACAGGCGCCTGTGGTCCATGTTGAGCGACATCAGTGAGCAGGTGGACTGGCATGGGCACCGCCTGACCCCTGCAGAGTGGAAGGACGTGTTCACCGCGGCGATCAAGCGCACCAAGGTCGTCCCCGGCCTGGATGGCGGTTTTGTGGTCTGCGGCCAGACCACCAGCCAGATGACCAAACGCGAGATGTCCGAGCTGCAGCAGCTGATGGAGGCCTTTGGTGCCGAGCATGAAGTGGCATTCAGGGCATTTGGGGAGGGCGATCAATGACCACCTGCATCGACTGCCAGCACTGGAATCCCCACGGCACGGATCGAAGCATGTTTCGACTGGGCTATGCGCAGTGCAAGAAGAAGGCCTTACCAGGCCACACCACCTCTGCACTGGCTGCCAGCTGCGACAAGTTCACCCAGCTCGAGCAATCCAAGGTGCAGGAGCGCACGGTGTGGCTCAAGAAGCAGGGTGCCATCGCGTGAACAACCAGCTGACCGCCAAAGAGCGCGAGCACCTGGCCAAGGTCAAGGACTTGCCTTGTTCAGTGTGCGATGCCCTGGGCCCCAGTGAGGCGCATCACATCCAACAAGGGCAGCAATACACCGCCGTGGCCCTGTGCCTGGACTGCCACCGAGGTAGTTACAACGGCTGGCACGGCCGCAGGCACATGTGGAGGCTCAAAAAGATGGATGAAGTGTCGGCCTTGAATGTGACGATCAAGCGCCTTTTGAGTCGCTGAAAAGCAAAAGGCCCACCGAAGTGAGCCTCCCGCTGAGCTGTAACGCCCTAGACACGCAGCAGTTTAACGGAGGACACCACCGAATGACAAAACCAGCCGAAACACGCACAAGTCGCCAGATCATTTGGGATGCCATCCAAGAGATGGCTGCCCTTGGGCACACCATCACACGCAAAACTCTGCAGGAGGTAACAGGGCTGACTTATCACATCGTGGACGACCACGTTTCACGCTTCGTGGACGAGGACGGCACGCTGCGCCGAGTGCTGGATGGGGTGTTTGAGCTGGTGAAGGGTTACGACGCGCCGCGCCCAGTGAGCATCACGGATCTGGATGACGGGCAGACGATCATTGAGGTGGGTGACCAGGAGATGCGCCTGTGGCCCCGTGAGGTGCGCAAGCTGGCCCAGCGCCTGGCAGGTGATGCCCAGCAACTGGCTACCTTGCAACTTCAGCATGATGTGGCGTTGGCCACCCAGGGGCTTCAACTGGAATTTCGTGGTGTGCAGCGCGAAATGTCGGCTCGGATCAAGGAACAGGACGAAACAATCAAGCGGCTGGAGATGCAGTTGGCGCAAAGACCGGTACAGGCAGCTTTGATTTGAGTGCTTTACCAGTTGTGGTTTCCTGATTCCACGCGCCAGGCTTGATACATGGTGTCCTTGTAGTACACCCAGAAGCCGTAAAGCATTGCAATAAAACCTACCCCCATAAACCCAAGGCTTATGTAGTCAATCTGAGAGCTGGTAGGTTGTGCGGTGCGCACGAATTCAAAAAATATGGACTGGATGTAAGCCACAGCCAGACCAAAGAGGCTGATACCGAAACCGCAGAGCATCATCATTGGGCCGCGCCAACCCTTTAGCTTGCGCGCGGTACGCTCTGTATCCAAGAATAAATCAAGCAAGATAAATACCTCCGTGGATCCATTTTGCTCATGACTTAGCCCATGTCTATCGTTGTTGCCTAGTTGATACGATTGATGCCCACACGGAGGGGATATGACACCAGAAGAAATTCAAGCCATGGCTAAAGGCTTGGCAGAGGGGCAGGCGCTTGGGTATGTGCTCTCTGCAGTTGCTGGAGGCGTGGCAGCTTACTTTGGGGCGTATCTAGCGGAAAGAGGTAAGAATCGCGCCACCAAGGAAGATATTCGCTTCATCACGCAAGAGGTCGAGGAAGCCAAAGACGTGTTCCAACGTGGGCTTTCCGACCTCAATGCACACCATCAGTTAAGAATGATCGCTGCAGAGCGGCGCATTCAAGCGCATCAAGAGGCTTACACGCTCTACTGTGAACTTCTGGATGCCATGCAGGAAAGTGAAGAAGGCTGGAGTGAAATCTACTCTCGAACGAAAGATTGGTACAAGAAAAACAATCTTTACCTCGGGCCTGAAACACGATTGGCATTCATGGTGTCCATTCAGGGATGTGAGCGTTACAGAATTCTTCGAGCAACAGCCGACCATACTGTTCTTGACGAAATCCGGAAGGAGGAAATCCAGAGAATATTTCCAATTCTGTTTCATGAAGTCCAGCTCCCTTCGATAAGCGAGAGATCGAACCCCCTGTAGGGTTGGCTTGTAGTCTGCTTACCCGGAACACTCCGGGGCATGGCAAAGAGCACAGGCACCAAACCCCAAAACGACAAGCCCCAGATTGACTGGGAACGCATAGAGCTGGACTACAGGGCCGGCGTTAAAAGCCTGCGCGAAATCGCAGGCGGCTCAGGCACCAGCCACGTCAACATCGCCAAGCGTGCCAAAGCCCAAGGCTGGGTGCGCGACCTCACAAAGAAGATCGAAGCGAAGGCCAATGAGCTGGTTAACAAGGCTTCGGTTAACACGTCTGTTAACAAAGCCAGCCCAGCCGCTGAGAGATTGACGGTCGAGGCTGTCGCCAACACACAGGCGACGATCCGGCTGGCCCACCGCGCTGACATCGAGCGTGCCCGCCGCCTGTGCATGGGCATGCTTACTGAGCTGGAGCAGCAAAGCGCTGACCCGGCGCTCATCACAGAGGCAGCTGACATTCTGCGCAGCACGCCACCCGAGGAAATGACCAAGGAAAAGCGCGCTAAGCTGGCTGAAATGGCGGCTAAAGCTGGCTCGTTGCAGTCGCGCTCGAGCACCATGCGGTCACTGGCCGAGTCTTTGAAGGGATTGATTGCGCTGGAGCGGCAAGCGTTTGGCATTCGTGAAGAGATGCCAGAACCCCCGCCGCCTGGCTTGGAGGCGTTCAGCACCAAAGAACTGCTGGCGGTGGCCTCTGCCCTGAAGGGCGGTGCAGTATGAATCTGTCTTCTGAGTACCTTTCTCCGGAAAAGAAAGCCGCTGTGCTTGCGATGGTGGAGCGCGAACTGCAAGGCAGGCAGCTGGATCAATACGGTGCGTACGCCAAGCAGCGCGAGTTCCATGCTGCGGGTGCGCAGTACAACGAGCGCCTGTTCATGGCTGGCAACCAGCTGGGCAAGACCAAAGCGGGTGGGGCGGAATGGGCCATGCACCTGACTGGCCGTTACCCGGACTGGTGGAATGGCGCGGTGTTCAATAAGCCGGTGGTGTTCTGGGCCGGTTCGGTGACCAGCGAAGCCACGCGCGACAACCCCCAGCGCATGCTGCTGGGCCCACCAGCCATTCAGGACATGTGGGGCACGGGCATGGTGCCGCGTGATGCCATCAAGGATTTCACCCGGGCGATGGGCGTGGCCAACTTGTTGGACAGCGCGGTGATTCGCCACGGCGGTGGGGGTGATGTGCAGGCTGGAGAGAGCCTGATTGCCTTTAAGTCCTACGAAAAAGGCCGCGAGAAGTGGCAGGGGCCCACGGTCGATGGCGTCTGGTTTGACGAAGAGCCGCCGCTGCCGATCTATGGCGAAGGCTTGACCCGTACCAACAACGGCCAGCGCGGGCAGTTCGCCCTGACGACGTTCACCCCGCTGCAGGGCATGTCGGATGTGGTCAAGCGCTTCTTGATGCCCGAGGCCAATGACTTGGGTGCCAAGACCCGCAAGGTCATCAGCATGACGATCTGGGATGTGGATCACTACACCCCCGAGCAAAAAGAAACCATCGTGGCCAGCTATCCGGCGCACGAACGCGAAGCACGCTCCAAGGGCATCCCCACGCTGGGCAGCGGCCGCATCTTCCCGGTACAGGAAGAGCTGATCAAGTGCACGCCGTTTGCTGTTCCAGCACACTGGCCGCGCATCAATGGCGTGGACTTTGGCTGGGATCACCCCAGCGCTGCCGTGCAGCTGGCCTGGGATCGGGACAACGACTGCATCTATGTCATCCAAGGCCACCGACAAAGCGAAACGCTACCCGTGGTGCATGCCGCCACCATCAAGGCTTGGGGCGACTGGGTGCCAACTGCCTGGCCGCATGACGGTTTGCAGCACGATAAAGGCTCTGGTGAGCAACTGGCCATGCAGTACGCCAAGGCGGGTGTGCTGATGCTCAAGGATCGAGCCACCTTTGAAGATGGCAGCAACGGCGTGGAAGCTGGCTTGATGGACATGCTCGAGCGCATGCAGACCGGACGCTGGAAGGTGTTTAGCCACCTGGAAGACTGGTTCCAAGAGTTCCGCCTGTACCACCGCAAGGAAGGCAAGGTGGTCAAGAAGGTCGATGACTTGCTCTCAGCCAGCCGCTACGCCTTGATGATGAAGCGCAAGGCCATCACCAAGCCCAAGCCACAGCGCCCAATCACGGGGAACTGGGCACCACTGGATCAAGAAATGGGGTATTGAAATGCAAGCAACCGCTAACAACGGGGGCGTGCAGCCCCAGGGTGCCGATGCGCCACCGATTGATGACCGTCAGACCCTGCTGCAGAACCTGCTGGCCAAGCGTCGTGAGGCGATCGCAGGCCGCGCTGGCTCGGGCATTGAAGAGGAGTGGACGGAAGATGAGGAGCATTACCAGGGGATTGACGACGCCAACCGTGCGTTCCAGTCGGCCAACATGCTCTATCGCAGCCGCAGTAAGGCGCTGTTGTCGGGTCAGCAGCAGGGCCAGCAGCCCACGCGCTCCGTGGTGTTCCTGAACATCACTCGCCCATATGTAGATGCAGCCAGCGCCCGGGTGGCAGATATGCTGCTGCCGACTGATGACCGCGCTTGGGAGATCAAGGCCACACCGCTGCCGACACTGAGCCAGTTGCAGCTGACCAAGCTGGCTGAGGCGATGCGCATGCCCAGCACGGAGGCCGTGCAGGAGGCGATGGAGCAGCAGGCACAGCTGGCCCAGGAGGCGGCCACCAAGATGCAAAAGGCCATCGAGGATCCGCTGGTGGAGTCCAACTGGCACGGAGAAGTGCGCCAAGTGATTGAGGATGCGGCACGCTGTGGCTCAGGTGTGCTCAAAGGGCCGTTTCCCGTGATGCGGACGGTGCGCATGACCCGCCAGGATCCGGTGACCCAGCTCAAGACGCAGTTCAAGGTGGACGAGATCAAGCCTGGCAGCAAGCGCATCGACTTCTGGAACTTCTTTCCAGATCCTGCCTGTGGCGAGAACATCCACGCTGGGAGCTTTACTTTCGAGCGCGAGTACATCGGTAAGCGCCAGATCATGGACTTGCTCAAGGATGAGAGCTACGACCGTGCCGAGCTGCTGGCCGTGCTGCGCGAAGGCCCCGCCAAGACGCGCGAGGGCACAGAATCGGTGTACCGCCACGGTGATGATGAGTTTGAAATGTGGATCTTCCACGGTCACTGTATGCGCCAACAGCTGGCGGCCATGGGTGTGGAGCTGGATGAGGGGGCCGAGGAGCAGTTGCCCGCCATGGCGGTGATGATCAATGACCGCCTGGTTAAGGCCGTGCTCAGCCCCTTGGAAAGCGGCGAGTTTCCCTATGACGTGTTGGCTTGGCAGCGCCGCCCTGGCATGCCCTGGGGGATTGGCGTCAGCCGCCAGATCCGCACCGTGCAGCGCATGCTGGTTGCCAGCACACGCGCCATGATGGACAACAGCGGTCTGTCTGCAGCCCCGCAGGTTGTGATCAGCAACGGAATCACGCCCGTAGATGGGATTTACACGCTTCGCCCCGGCAAGCTGTGGCGCGCTGAAGCGGGCAGCGATGTGCCGGATGTGACCAAAGCATTTGCCAGCTTTTCGGTGACCAGCGTGCAAAACGAGCTGATGAACATCATCAACTTCGCATTGAAGATGGCCGAGGACACTACCGGCATGCCTGCCATGCTGCAGGGTATCCGTGGTGATGCGCCCCAGACCCTGGGCGGCATGCAGATGCAAAACAACAATGCCACCAGCGTGCTGCGCCGCCTGGCCAAGCGCTTTGATGACTACATGACACGGCCGCACATCCAGCGCTATTTCGACTGGATGATGAGCTACAGCGACGACGACAACATCAAAGGGGACTTCGAAATTGAAGTGCGGGCATCGTCGGCCTTGGTCGAGCGGGACGCCCAGCAGCAGTTCCTGATGTCGCTGCTGCAGGCATCGGCCAACCCAGTGTACGACCTGGATCCGGCCAAGCTGGCGGCCGAGTTGTGCCGCGGCCAGCGACTGGATCCGAAGAACTTCCAGCTGACTGAGGAGCAAAAGGCCCAGCGGGCACAGCAAGGGCAAGACCCGACGCTGCAGGCCAAGGCCCAGTTGCTGGGTGCACAGGCCATCAAAGCGCAGGCCGACGCCGAGCGTGCCCAGGCGCTGACCGTGGGCGCACGGGTGGAGGCACAGTACAGCGCGGTGCAAACGGCTCAGGTGATCGAGCAGATTCCCGGCACTGCCACAACGGCCGATGCGCTGCTGCGCTCTGCAGGGTCCATAGACATGGATGCCGCACCGATCGTGCCGCAGGCCAGTGGGGCAGGGGAGGTGCCACCTGTTGAAGTGCCTACTAACACCAACCCGCTGACGCCAGCCAATCCGGCAAGCCCAGCTGTTGGGATGCAGGTTGGCATCGAGACCCAGGCGGACGACGGCGTGCGGTCCTGATCGATAAGCACAGCCCTTTACAGCCCTCCCGGTGCACAACCTGGAGGGCTTGTTTTTGGTGATCGCGGCATGCCCACCCGGCTAGGGATTCGTCTTTGTGGCGCTAAGCCAGAAACTGTCCCCCATGACGAATTCGGCCATCGACTTCCACTCGCCAACCTGGCGTGCCATCGCAGACAAAGCGCAAGCACAGCTGGCTACGTTGCGGGAGAAGAACGACAGCCCAACGCTGGATGCAACCCGGACTGCGGAAGTCCGTGGGCGTATTGCAGCGTGGAAAGAGTTACTGGCGATGGCTGATGACAAGCCAGCCCCAGTGCAGGAGACCCCCGCCTATTGAGGCCGAGGTCGTTGAAACCACAGGAGTGCATGACGCATGAACGTAGAAGACCAGCAAGCAGAGCGCGCAGCGTTCGAACAGGGATTTGCACAAGCTTCCGGGCAGCCCGCACCAGCCCCCGCCGCGCCTGCGGCCGAGGCGCAAGCGACCTCCCAGACAGAGCAAGCCCCTGCCGCACAGACCACTGAGCAGCCCGGTGAAGCACCAGACGCTGCCAGCCTCCCCGCTGAGGGTGCTGCGGCACCCAGCGCAGAGGCTGGCCCAGCCGAAGGTGAAGACCCGGTGATGTTGGGTGGCTACAAACGCAGCGAGCTTGAACGCTTGGTGGAGCAGGCCGGCAAGGTGCCTGAACTGGCACAACAGCTGCGCAAGGCTCAGGGAAAGATTGGCGAGCTCAACAGCAAGCTGCAATCCCAGGCCCCGGCGCAAACGACAACTCCGACGCAGCAGCAGGTTGCGCCCGAGCTGCCGCCAGAGCTGAAGCAGTTCGAGCAGGACTTCCCGGAGTTTGCGACCTACGCCAAGGCGTTGATCGGCACCCAGCAGCAGCCCACACCGGCAGCCACGCCCGCCCCAGTGCAGCAGACCGTGGCCACGGATGCAGCACCGGCGACCGCCGCGCTTGACCCTGTGGACATTGAGCTGGCTGTCATGGATCGCATGCACGCAGGGTGGCGCGAGAAGGTGCAAGGGCAAGAGTTCAACACTTGGTTGTCAGCCCAAAGCGAGGAGGTGCAGGCCGCTTTTGGCACGGCAGACACCGCCGACTCGCTGGCCGCTGTCATTGGTCAGTTCGATCAGTGGTCGAGTGCCAAGCAGGCTCAGGCGCAGAAGGCTCACAAAGGCCAGCAGCGCCTGGCAGCTGCGGTGACCCCCCAAGGTAACGCACCCAAGCCCCAAGCCGCGCCCACCGAAACCGACGATTTTCATGCTGGCTTTCAGTCAGTGATGGGCCGACGCTAGGCCCGAGGAGAAAACCATGGCTCAATTTACCTCTGGCGCTCCGGCGCCCCGTATCGGCAAGATCAAGGGTGAAATCCTCGCCCATGCGATTGCCACCGAAGTGCTGGGCATTTGCGGCCAGCAGCGCCCACTGCCCAAGAACCAGGGCAAAACCGTGGTGTTCCGCCGCTACCTGCCTTACGGCGCAGCGAATACCAACTGGGACACACGCAACCGTCCTGCGGTTGACGCCGCCGCGCATGAGCTGGTCGAGGGCGTTACGCCTACGGCCGATAGCTTGACGCCCCAGGACATCACAGCGGTGATCAAGCAGTATGGCTGCCTGTACCAGTTGACCGACCAGGTGGCGGACACCTACGAAGACGACGTGCCTGCGGAGATGAAAAAGCAGTGCGGCGAGCGCGTGGGTCTGCTGCGCGAGATGATCCGCTACGGTGGCATCAAGGCCTGCACGAATGTGTTCTTTGCAGGTGGCTCCAGCCGTGCCACGGTGGCCAGCAAGATCACGCTGAACCTGCTTCGCAAGATCAGCCGCAATCTGCAAGCCAATCACGCCAAGCGCATCACCGGCATCCTGGCGCCTTCGGCCGACATTGCCACGCAACCCGTGGAAGCGTCGTACCTGGTGTTTGTACACACCGACGCGGAAGCCGATGTGCGTGATCTGGCGAACTTTGTGCACGTGAGCGAATACGGCAGCCGCAAGCCCGTGCACGCCCAGGAGCTGGGTTCTTGCGAGAACTTCCGCTTTGTGACCTCGCCCGAACTGGCGCCTTACCTGGCAGCCGGTGCGGATGTGGCCGCCACCGCCCTGATGGGCACTGGCAAGGTGGACGTGTATCCGTTCATCGTGGCTGGTGAAGACGCCTGGGGCCAACTGGCACTGCGCGGCGTGGACTCGATCGATCCGACCTACATCCCTGTGGGCCAGAAAGACAAGTCCGACCCATTGGGCCAGCGTGGCTACGTGGGCGCCAAGTTCTACATGAACATGACGCTGCTCAATGAGGGCTGGATGGCCATCGCTGAAGCAGGCGTCTCCTCCCTGTAACCCAAGTCCCAGCGCACCCCACACGGGTGTGCTGGGCAGCTATTCCTCCCAAGCAGGGCCTGGCCCTGCGACAACCCCACAGGACGAAAGACATGGCAACTCGCAACCCCCGTACATCCAGCCAGGTCGATGCTGGTGCTGAATACCTTGGCCACGAGCAACAGGGCGCCATCGGCGAAATCCGCACGACAGCCGGCATCGACGTGGTGGACAAGCCCATGCCCAAGGATGCCTTGGATCTGGAAGCATTCATGAATGAACCCGTGACCATCCTCGTCAACCCTGCGACGGACCCGGATGAGCCCCGCCTGGTGCAAGTGGGCGTGAACGGCGTCAACCAGTTTCTGGCGCGTGGTGAGCCGATTACGGTCAAGCGCAAGTATGTGGAGGTTCTGGCCCGTGCCAAACGTACCAACTTCACGCAGACCCTGGATGAACGCCTGGGCGAGGGCATGAACCACCTCAAGGCCATGCACTTGCTGCGCTTCCCGTTCTCGGTAATTGAAGATCGCAACCCCAACGGTGGCCCGTGGCTGCGCGGCGTTCTGGCTGAAGCACGCTAAACAGAAAGCTGGCTGCGATGAACCTCAAAGAGCTTATCGCTTTGTATCGGGCACAGGCCTTCGACAAGGTTGAAGACTACTTCTGCAGCGACGAGGAGCTGACCATTTACGCCAATGAGGCTCAAGAAGAAGCCTGTCGCCGCGGTCAGCTCTTGGTGAGTTCTTCAGCACCTTTGTGCACCGTTGCTTTCCAACCGGGCGCCGAGTCTGTCAAGGTGAGCGACCGCATCATCTTGATCAAGCGTGCCTTTGTGGATGCCGCACCGGTGATCTCTGTGGATGTGGAGCGTATGGATGCGATGCATCCTGGCTGGCAGTTCCAAGAGCAGCAGGGCAGCCCATCAGCACTTGTGACGGGCTTGGCCTCCTGTGAGCTGTATTTTTGGCCACGTCCGCAAGAAGCAGGTACGCTGCGCATGACGGTGCAGCACTTGCCGCTAAAGCCGATGCGGCTCGCCACTTGCGAGAGGGACTGCCCTGAAATTCGGCCAGAGCTGCACAAAGGATTGGTGGACTGGATGCTGTACCGCGCCTACAGCCGCGAGGACACTGACTTGTACAACGACACCAAGGCGCTATTGGCGCTCAAACGGTTCGAGGATGAGTTTGGGCGCAAGGCGTCTGGCCGCAATGAGGAATGGACGCGCCAAGGCGGCGGAATGATGCCTGGCCCGATTTCATAAAGGAACTGACCATGCTCGGAATCTTTGAATCGCTGACCAAGGCCGCTGTGGGGGTTGCGGTAGAGACACCACTGGCAGTTGCTGGGGATCTGGTCACCCTTGGCGGTGCGCTCAACGACAAGAGCGAGCCCCACACCGTGACAGCACTCAAGACCGTGGGACAGAACGTGGCCAACGCCACGAAGCCAGACCAGCCGTCCCCCCGCTAGGGTTCGTGGATAGGCGGCAACCACCATGAAATCAAGGCTCCAGATACGGAGCCTTTTTCATTTACAGGAGTACATATGACCCGCACCACCAAAGCAACCGGCAAAGCCAAAGCCAGCACGACCGCCAAAGCAGGCCAGCCCACCAGCACAGCACCAGCTGCAAAGGCCCCGGCAAGCGAAAAGGTACAGCTGCAAACTACCGAAGAGCCAGCAGGCCGCAAGTTAGAAAACACTGAGGTGCTGGCGCATTTCATCCAGCACAACCCGGAATTTGGCACGCTGACCCTAGAGGAGCAGGATAAGCTGCGTGGGCAACTGGTGAGTGCCAAGCGTGCAGAAGCCGAACAGGATAGCTATTGGCCTGATGGCCGCAAGCGTTTGACTCTCTCAGAAGGTGATGCACTGGCTGACCTTAACGGGACACGTAGACCAGACAACCACGTCGATTGAGCCAGGTCTCGGTTCAACGAAGTTGGCGAAGGTGGGGAGGATCCTGTGCAGGCGCTAGGCCTTGTCGCCATTTTGGAGTGTGGTGCGCAGGGGCAATGTGCGGCGATAGCGCCCACTTTGTAACTGCCCTTTGCAAAGGCTGACCGTGCACACCCTGTGCGGGGGGCGCACGGCACTAGCCTTATTTGTTTTTCAACTTGCCTTTGGGCAGCACCGAGGTGACCGGGGCCATAGGTCGCATGGATTCCGGCGAGGTATTGACCAGCGGTGGCAAGCTGGTGTCCTTCTTCGGTTTTTTGACCATTTTGTTGTTAAGTTGCATGCCTTTGGCCATAGAAATCTCCTGTATGAAGCCTCCAATGTAACCGTGGCACGCTCAGGCCAGCCTGCCCAGTCCCAGAAGTCCTCACGCCTTCGCCTAAGTACTTGATTCCATTTGAATCCACCAGCAGGTGAAACCGGCTTAGCTGGCTCAGCAAAGCCCCCTCTAAGGCTTGGATAGTGGCTAGTCTCGCGCGAGACTTCACCTCAAATAACCAACGAGGTATTCACATGGCCACGTCCGCCCCAATGCGCCGCAGTCTGGTTGACCAGATCCCCACAGAAGAAGACCGCCAGGCTCCGGCGGCACGACCTCAATCCGGCATTCATGCCTCTGAATTTGGCCGCCAAGCCTATAACACCGCCATGGCCTTGCCGGGCATAGGCGGCGTGGGCAAAGTGGCCCAAACGGGCGGATTAGTTAGCCGGGCGCTGAACTCTACCGCTGGTGTGGCCAACAAGGTGGCCACCGGTACTGCAGCGCTGGCAGCGTTGCCTGCAGGGGCTGAAGCACCGGATCCAGCACCTGCTGCCCAACCAGCAAGTGCTGCTGGCGCTGGCCGTGGCACGGTCAATCCGCCCACGGCAGGGGCATCCAATCCTCTGGTGGACGCGTCCCGACAGGTTGCCCCGGGCATTTACCGCACAGGCAACAGCTATGCAGGCGCCGCTGAAGCAGCTGTGAGTTTGAACAGTGAGCCTAAAGGCCCTCCGTCTGCCCGGAACATGGCCGCTGCTGACCAACTGGCAGCGAACCAGCAGATGGACAGCATCAGCCGGGTGGCCACCAGCGGCAACGTGCCCCAGTCACCGCCCCAAGGGCTGATTGGCCGCATCACAGCCACGCACAGTGGCAACGACTGGACTGCACGCGAGATGCTGCGGCGCCAGAAGATGGATGCCACTAGCTTGATTCATAAGTCTGCATGGGCACCCAAAGGCTCGGGCCGCGCCGCGCAGGCTGCCTATCAGCATGCAGCTGCAGCAGACTTTGCCGCCATGACCGGTGGGCAGACAGGCGCTGATGTTGAGGTCATGAGGCAAAACGCGAGCTTGCAACGCGAGGGGATTCAGCAGGCTGCAGCGGATCGCCGCGATGGCCGACGCAGCTTGATTGATGCTGCACGCTTGGGCATGGAGCAAGAAACACAGGGCTTTGCCAACCGTGCTGCAGGTCAGCAAGAGCAGCTGCGCAACACCTTGCTCGATCCGAATGCTAGCCCTGAGCAGCGCGCTATGGCCCAGCGGTCGCTTGCGGCATTGGCTGGCAAGACGGCTGCCGACCGCATGCAGACGGTAACGCTGCCCGATACGACCAACGACATGGGACAGGTGGTACGCGGTGGACAGGCTTTGGTGCGCCTCATGGAGGATGGCTCTGTCCAGCAAGTGCCGGTGTCGGCTTCACAGTCTCAGGGCAGCGCCTCCACGGTGCAGCGTGCAGTCGGCACCGTCTCGCGTGTGGGGAACAAAGAGGCAGTTTGGGATGGCAGCAAGTGGGTGCCTAGATAGTAAGTTGTCAGCGAGGTTTGATGCACAACCCGAGTCGCTAAATCGTTGGCAACCCGTCATCTTGTCCATGGTGCATGGTGGCACTTTGCTACCATCCCGCAAGATGGAGGCGTCTTTATGTTCGACTGGATTCGCAAGCTAGTTCTTAATGCCAAGGCGCGGGGGGCTCTGCTAGAAAGATTAGAGCAGCAAGCGCATGTAGCAAAGGAGCAGCTGAACGAATCTCTTAGCTTGGCTTGCAGCTCCGCTAGACCTGATGTGAAAGTTTCGTACCTGAAATGTGCGAAATCAAAATTTGCCGAGTTACAAGCTATTGCCGCAGAGCATCCAAGGATGCGCCTGACAAATGAGGAAGAAGTCGATGCTGCCATCAAGCAGTTGGAGCAAAATTTTTCTCGAGCTGGTTATTACGCTATTCGTAATCAGTCTGCATCAGCGCATATAAGTCTCAGCCCAAAGGCTAAAGAGCTGTTGCGATAGCGTGTTTGTGGAGTGCTGGAGAGTAGGTTTGCGCCCATCACTCCATTGATATACGCAGGCGTGATGACTCAATTGACTCAGCCTTTGGCAGAGGGCTTTGCACAGAGACCGCTTTGGCGGTTTTTTTTGTACCCCGGCCAAGGTTCGACCGTTTGTGACTGGGTGGGCAAAGTGCCTTCATGGCACAAAACACCGACTGGGATAGAGGCGTTCTATCCCCACCAGCGAGCGCTGCTACTGCATCAGAAACAGATTGGGATGGCGGAACGCTGACGCCTCCTGCCCCTCGGCGCTCGATCGTCAGGGCGATCAACGATGCGGTGATCGAGGGTGCCAACGCCGCAGCAGGCACTGCATCAGCGGTCGCTAACTTTGTCCGCCCTGGCAACGCTGCCTCGCAGTGGGTCGACAAGAACATCATTGAAGCTGGCGATGCCAAGCAGTCCGATGTGGTCAAAGCGGAGAAGGGGCGGTACAGCCAGGAGATGCAAGACGCCCAGGGCATGGGCGACGAGGTGGGTGCAACCCTTGGGTATGTGGCGCGCAATCCTTTGCTGGCTGCAGCGCAGGCAGCTGGTTCTTTTGCTGCCCCAGGCCTTGCCATCAAGGGGGCAGCGGTGGGGGCGCGTGCCTTGGGCTTGGGTGCCAAGAACACCACCCGCGCTGGCTTGGCCGCTGGTGCTGGGGTGGGGGCTGCAGGTGCTGGCGGCGATGCTGCGGGTACAGCCTATGACCTGTCCCGTGAAGGTGGTGCCACTGACGAGCAAGCCCTAGCGGCTGCCCGTGGCGCCAGCGTGCTACCCGCCGCAATTGGCGCTGCTGGCGGCCTGGTGGGCGCTGAGCGACTGGTAGCTGGTGCCAAGGGCTTTGGCGGCGGTTTGGTGGCCCGTGCTTTGAAGACTGGCGCTGTTGAAGGCGCACAGGAAGCGCTGGAAGAAGGCGTGACCCAGTACGAGGGCCAACGCGCGGCTGTACCGTTCAATCCAGACCTTGACCCCATGAAGGGCGTGGCCGGTGCTGCCACCATGGGCGGCGTGCTGGGCACCGCCACGGGTACAGGTACTTCGCTACTGACTGGCAATCCACATGCGCGAGCACGCAAGCCCAGCGAAGATTTAGGGCTGGACCCGAGAAATGGTCCGTTGTCCAAGGTGGCTGCTGCTGCGGTAGATGCCGCTGCCAGTGGGCAGCCGCAGCAAGAAGTTGCACCAGACAATGGCCTGAGCCTGCAGCCTGTAGAGCAACGCCAGGCACCCATGGTCCCCAGCATGGCTGAGCGCCTGGAGTCTTTGCCACAGCAGGCCCGCGACCAAGCCGATCAATTGCTACGTGAGATTGCGGATGAGCGCACGCCAGAGGGTGTGAAGCGCTTTCGTGCCAATGAGCTACAGCAGCTGCTGGATGCCAACCCCATGCCGCAGGCGCCCAGCATGGACATTCCAGAAGAAGATCGCATTGCCATGCGCCCCATAGTGCGCGGGTTTGATCCGGCCACAGGGCAGGCGCCAGCGCAGCCGTTGGAAATGGCAGACGCACAGTACCAATACGAGGGTGGTGTCGACTTCGAAGCTGGTGATCCAGTTCAGTCTGATAGTGCCTACCAAGAGGCGATCAACCGAATTGCCCTAGACAGCTACCAAACACCCGGCCAACCTATGGCCATGGAGCAGGCCAGCCGCTTGCGTGATGCTGTCCAGCAGCAGGGTATTGCAGCCACCATCGTGCCGCACCCATCTGGCTCCGGATTTGATGTGCAGGCAACAGCCGCTTTGCCCGAGTCGGCCCGCAGTCAAGTCGCCCAGGATCCAGTGGCGGCTGCGCTGCCCTATGACAACCGTGTCACTGGCCGCATGGTGGCCGATAACCAAGGCAATGCCCGCCCTGAGTTGCGCCCCGAGGCAGTGGAGCGCGATGTGCGCTGGAACCAAGAGCGTGCACAAGCCGCAGCTGAATTTCAGCGCCGTGAAGAACTAGGACTGAGTAATACCGCTCAGGTCACCCGACGCGGCCAGTCGACACAAGTGGTGCCCAGCATTACCGGTAAGCAGATCGATGGTGAATGGCATGCCTTTGCCCCCGAGTCTGGCACTTTGGGCGTCCCACGCGCGGAAATGCCCCAAGTTTTCGCTGAGCACCGCGGTGCCCTGATTGGCTACCTCAAGGGACAAGGCGTGGAAAGCCAGTCTGCCGAAGTGAATGCCACAGACCTCAAGCCCACGCAGGCCGAGTTCTCCGTGGAAAAAGTGCGTAAAGCCATGAATCGCAAAGGCGGTGATCGCTCGATCCTTGTGTCTGCCGATGGTTATGTGGTGGATGGCCATCACCAGTGGCTGGCTAAGCACCAGGCCGCTCAGCCCGTGAAGGTGCTGCAACTCCAAGCTCCGATTGCTCAGCTGCTGCCGATGGTGCGCAGCTTCCCCAGCGCACGCACAGCCGAAGGCGCTCAAACAGATCCCACAACCCAAGGACAGCCGAATGCTTCCCCCACGCTTATCGACAATGCGCCGCAAGCAGCTGCGCCGAGCCCAACGCAAAGCCAAGCGTCTGCGCCTGCCTTACTCCAGCCAACAGGGGTAGCCAATGTCACTGAAGCCACTCAAACCCAGCAGGCAGGCGCGCAGCCTCAAGCGCAAGCTGATGCGGCAACTGAAAGCGAGGGACAAGCTGCTGCAGCGACAGCAACCCAGAAGGGCGCAGCACCCCCTGTAGCAACCCAAGGAATCCGTGACTTAGCCCAGCGTTTCCGTGATCGTCATGCCAAGTCCGGTGCGGATACAGACCGCACCTTTGCGGCAGTGCTGGATGGGTTTGCACGGGATGTGGATGCGGGTAAGCGCACGATGGAAAGCGTGCAGCCTGCGCTAGAGCGTTACCAAGAGCTTGCCGAAAAACCGTTAAAAACTAAACAAGCACAGTCAGAGCAAGAGCCAGATGCTATTGAATCTGATGATGCAACCGATGCGACTGAGACAACCCAAGAGCCAAAGAGCACGCCTGCAGGCAAGCAAAAGGCCGCGCCCACTCCCATGCAGCGCATCGATGACGTTGGCGAAAAGATTGGTGGGGCCCGCAAGGATGTTTGGTCTGGCTTCCGCGATGACATGGGCGCCGTGCCGGACGAGGCCATCGCAGCGCAGCCGCTGTCCAAGGTCTGGCCACAGCCGGATTATCAGAAACTGATTGACGCTGGCCACGATGCCAGCACGGTAGCCATGGTGCGCTCTTTGCGCGATGCCATCCCTACCAAGCCCCGCCAGAGCTACAGGGTCAAACGCTGGGCCGAGCAGGTCAAGGAGCTGCGCGCCTTTGCGCTGGAGATGATGGACGGACAACTGCCGCACCAGAAGCTGCGCACTGAACTACTGAAAGCGGGAAGCAGAGATCTGCGCGGAATCGTAGGCCGAGCTGAGCTGTATGAGGCAGTAGGCCATAGCCAGAGCCTGGAGGGCATCAGCTTTGCCGAGCACTTCTACACGCTCTACAAAGGCAAGCCCAACGTCACGCTATGGGCTGTGGAGCAGGATGCCAAAAGCAGTACCTTTGGCAACTGGCCCCGTGAGCTGGCCACTGGCGGCACCAAAGAGGAGGCGCTGCAGGCGTTCAAGAAGTTGCATGCCAACCAGGCCAAACAAGAAGCCAAAGCCAATGTGCCCAGCTTTGATCTTTGGTCTATTCGCCGCACGGGTGAGATCTATGTGGGCAAGAAGATCGGCCGCAACTACGCCAAGCTAGCAGGTCCATTCAAGACCGTGCGCGAAGCCCGTGAGTACCGCGATCAGCACTTGGACGAGCTGGCAAGCAAGCTGGAGAAGTACAAAGAAACTCCCCAGGAGCGCGCCGACATCAACCGCCCCCGTGTCGGGCAGGACATGCGCCAAGGCCAGGACGTGACGCCCGAGCAGTTCCGCGAGGCCTTTGGCTTTCGTGGCGTGGAGTTCGGCAACTGGGTGGAGCAAGGTCGCCGCCAGCAAGACCTCAACGATGCGTTTGACGCGCTCATGGACATGGCTGCCATCCTGCAGCTGCCGCCCAAGGCCATTTCCTTGAATGGCGAGCTGGGCTTGGCCTTCGGCGCCCGGGGCTCCGGTGGCAAGAACCCTGCAGCTGCGCATTACGAGCGGGGCAAGGTGGTGATCAACCTGACCAAGAAGTCGGGGGCGGGCAGCCTGGGCCATGAGTGGTGGCATGCCGTGGACAACTACTTTGCTCGCATGCGTGGTCAAGCAGGTGGCATGTTGACGCAGGCCAGCGATGTGAGCGTGCTCTCACGCGGCCCAGCCAAGACGTTTGCACCCAATGCCAACGTGCGCCAAGAGATGATCCAGGCCTTTGCCGAAGTGATCAAGGCGATCAACAACACCAGCTTGCGTGCCCGCGCTGCCAATCTGGACAGCCGCAGGGTCAAGGAATACTGGGGCACCGATCCTGAGTTGAGCGCCCGCGCATTTGAGAGCTACCTAATCGCCAAACTGGAAGACCAGAACGCCAGCAACGACTACCTGGTCAACGTGGTGGATGAAAAATTCTGGGAGGCGCAGGCCGCGCTGGGCATGCAGCTGGAAAACAGCTACCCCTATGCCAAGGCGGGTGAGGTGCCGGTGATCCGCGCAGCTTTTGACCACTTCTTCAGCACCGTGGAGACCAAGGAAACGGACAAGGGCGTGGCCATGTTCAGCCGGACAGAGCGGTCGGCCGTTTCCAACACCACGGCCGTCCAGCTGCGCCGCGCCATGGTGCAGCGCACGGTGGGCAGCTTGACCAAGAGCTGGGGCCAGAGTCCCAACATCATGGTGGTTGACAGCATGAATGACGCGCGAGTGCCAGAGGCTGTGCGCGAGGCCGACCAGGCACAGCGCTCCCAGGGCGCCACCGGCGAGCCCGAAGGCTTCTGGTATCAGGGGCAGGTGTACCTAGTAGCCAGCTCACTTCCCACTGCAGCAGACGCAACCCGTGTGCTGTATCACGAGGTGCTGGGCCACCACGGGCTGCGAGGTCACTTTGGCAAGGACTTGGATCGTGTACTGGATCAAGTCGCCAAACTGCGTCCCAAGGATGTGGCTGCCAAGGCCGCCGAATACGGCCTGGACATAGCCGACCCCTCGCATGTGCGCTATGCCTCGGAAGAGGTCTTGGCAGAGCTGGCGCAAAGTCGCCCTGACTTGGGCTTTGTGCAGCGCGCCATTGCTGCAATCCGCAACTTCCTGCGCAGCCATGTGCCAAGCTTCAAGGCGCTGGAGCTGACGGATTCCGACATCGTGCAGGGCTATCTGCTGCCAGCGCGTGGCTGGGTGGAGCGTGGATCTCCTGCGGAGGCTTCAGGGGCTGTAGAGCCCGCGTTTGCACGTCATCCTGGGTTTAGTGTCGCCGTGGATGCGGCGATCAAAGCTGGCCAGCTGGGCGAGGTTGGTAACGGTCAGCACATTGAAATTGCGACCTTACCGACTGCCTTGTCCGCGGCAGGGATTCCTGAAGGCAATCTGAGAACTTCTGCCAAAGTGCTGCAGAAGGTGGTGTTCGATCATGGCGTGACGCCAAGCGTGCTCAAGCGCTTGCCCGAACTGCTGGAAACACCGGTCATGGTGCTGCGCTCGGACTCCGTGGATGGGCGCTTTGTGGTGGTGACTTCTGAACTGGTGCGTGGTTCGCCGCTGGTGGTTGCCATCAGCCCGGAGGTGACGCGCGGGAATGTAGCGCTGAATTTTGTGCCGAGCCTGTATCCCAAGGAGGACTTGAAGGCTATCCAGCGATGGCTGAATGGAGGGCGAGACGGCAAGCAGTTGCTGGTGTATCTGGACCAAAAGCAAAGCCCTGCGTGGTTCGGGTCAACAGGGCTCCAATTGCCAAGCGAATACCGTACCACTCAGGGCTTGCAAGTACGAAATGTAGCAACACAGGCGGATGCTGTCAATGACGGCCCCCCGGGGCAGGCCATGTTCAGCCGCTCGCAGCCTGAAGACGCTATTCGCTCCAGCATGGGCAGTCTGACGGCCGATCAGGAGCGGGCCTATCTGTCAGTTGCTGGGTATGACAAAGTTCCGACCCTGCGCGAGCGCTTTGACAGCCTCAAGGCCAACCTGGGCCTGCGCATGAAGCAGGCGCTGGTCGACCAGTTCGCCCCTATTGCACAGCTGGACCAGAACGCCTACATGCTGGCGCGCATGTCCAAGGGCAGCGACGGCACTTTGGAGGCAGCGCTGCTGTACGGCCGTCCGTTCCTGCGCGATGGCGTGCCAGATGTGGACGTGAAGGAGGGTGGTTTTGCCAAGGTGCTGGCCGGCCTGCAGGGTGAGCATGACCGCTTTCTGATGTGGGTGGCCGCCCAGCGTGCCCAAAGCCTCAAGGCTCAAGGCAAGGAGAACCTGTTTAGCGATCAGGACATCACCAGCCTAAAGACGCTCAACGATGGGCAGATGCCGGACGGCAGCAGCCGCAAGCTGGCCTATGCCAAGGCCCTGGCCCAGCTCAACAGCTTTAACGAGAGCGTGCTGCGCATGGCCAAGGAATCTGGGCTGATTGACCAGGACGCCTACGACCTGATGCGCGACCAGCCCTATGTGCCCTTCTACCGCCTGATGGAGGAAGAGGGCGGCCTGCAGGGGCCCAGCTTCTCCAAGGGGCTGACCAACCAGAAGGCCTGGAAGAAGCTCAAGGGCGGTACCGAGCAGCTGAATGCCGACCTGCTGCAGAACATGCTGCTCAACTGGGGCAACCTGTACGCAGCATCGGCCCGCAACCGCGCCGCGCTGGCCACCATGGATGCGGCCGACAAAATGGCCGTGGCATACAAGGTGCCCAGCGACACCAAGGGAGCTGCCAAGGTGATGCGCGACGGCATGACCGAGCACTGGATGGTGGAAGACCCATACCTGCTGGAGGCGATCAGCGCGCTGAACTACCAGGCCAGCCCCCTGATGAAGCCGCTGGCCAAGGCCAAGCAGTGGCTAACCATTGGCGTGACGGTGAACCCCACCTTCAAGGTGCGCAACCTGATCCGTGATGTGGTGTCCTCGATGGCCATGGCGGATCTGAGCTACAACCCGGCAGCCAACGTCGCCAAGGGCTGGAGGCTGACGGCGCGCGATTCGCAGGTCTACGCCTCGATGCTGGCCTCGGGCGGCGTGATCAAGTTCGGCACCCAAGAGCAAACCGACCGCGCCCGCAAGGAGGTGGCCAAGCTGTCCGGCGTGATGCTGGACCAGAACGGTGCACAAAATTTGTGGTCTCAGGTCAAGGCGCTGTATGCGGTCTATGACGAATTTGGTGACCGGACCGAAAACATCAACCGCGCGGCCCTCTATGACCGGCTGATCGCCAAAGGCCACAACCATGCCGAAGCCAGCTTCATGGCGCGCGACCTGATGGACTTCTCCATGGGAGGCAGCGCGCCCGTGGTGCGGTTCCTGACGCAATCGGTGCCATTCCTCAATGCCCGCCTGCAGGGGCTGTACAAGCTCGGCCGCTCCGCCAAGGAAGATCCCCGCCGCTTTGCCACAGTGGCCATGGCGGTGAGCATGGCCTCGCTGGGGCTGCTGGCAGCCTATGCAGACGACGAGGACTGGAAGCGCCGCGAGGACTGGGATCGCGACAGCTACTGGTGGTTCAAGATCGGCGAAACCGCCTACCGGATTCCCAAGCCGTTTGAGGTGGGCGCCATCGGCACGTTGGCCGAGCGCACGGCTGAGGCGATGTTCAGCGAGGAGATGGACAGCAAGCGGTTCATGGAGCGCATCAGTCACATGATCAGCCAGACCTTTGCGATTGATCCGGTGCCCCAGGCCTTCAAGCCGCTGCTGGACATTTACGCCAACAAGGACGGCTTCACCGGCCGCGCGATCGAAAGCCAGGCCGATCAGCGCCTGCGCCCGGAGGACCGCTACAGCGAGCGGACCTCGGAAGTGGCGCGTTTCCTGGGCCAGATGGGCTTGCCAGATCCAGCCCGGCTGATGAAGGGCGAGTATGTCGGCCTGAGCCCTAAGCAGATCGACCATCTGCTGCGTGGCTACTTCTCATGGATGGCCACAGCATCCACGGTGGCCAGCGACATGTTGCTGCGCAACACCGTGGTGGATCGCGGCGAGAGCCCGTCACTGCGCCTCAAGGACGTGTTCCTGGTGGGCAACTTTGCCGAGGGCCTGCCATCGGGCAGCAGCCGCTATGTCACCGCCATGTACGAGCAGGCCAAGTCGGTGGAGCAAGCCTATGCGGCGTACCGCGATGCACTGGCCTCCGGCGACCATGCCAAGGCGACCGAGATCATGGACGCCAGTGGTGAGCTGATCCGCAGCCGCGGGGCCGTGAACACTGCTACCAAGCTGCTGGCGCAGCTCAACAGTCAGGCCAAGCGAGTACAGGCTGACACGAACATGAGCTCGGACGAGAAGCGGGAGCGTTTGACGCGGATTGAGCAGCGCCGACATGAGATCGCCAAGCGCGTGATGGGCAGCTCGGTTACTTGAGCTTTTCCCAGCAAAAGGCAAGGAAGCTGGCGAGGAACACCAGACTGGCCAGCGCCAACGCCCACTTGAAGGTGATGATCAGCCAGCCCACAAACAAGCATGCGCCAAGGCAGCCCCAGCCTTTGGCCCGTGATTGCTTAAAGCCATCCTTGACGATGACGTACACAAGGAAGGCGTAGAAAAACAGGATCATTCCCAGGCCATCCCCTTGGCCGTATTCCATGTCGGCTTGCCAGTTTGCGAGTGCGGCAGTTGGAACCAGGGCAATGGCGAGGGTGGTTAGCTTGGGCATCCCGGATTATGTGGGCGGGGACTCGCGCAGTGCACTCCGACTATCCTCCGGTGCCCTCGGCATGCTCGTAACAGAAGTTAGCCTACTGCCGAATGAGGTAGTTCTGCTTTCGCCCCATCACTTTCAGTCGAAGAATTCCATTCCCGTGTATGGGCGCTCGCGGCATTGATTTAGGCGTGATTCCAAGCCGCCTACGTGCACTTCAAGCTTGTGGCCATCAGGGTCAAGAAAGTAAAAAGAATCTCCTTCGCTGCTGTTGCTCTTCCATTCGATAACGCCCGCTTGAATCAGCTTGGCAACAAAAGGAGAGAACTGCTCTTCGGAGATTGAAAAAGCGTAATGGGTGTATTCAGGCAAAGGTTCTTGAGGCCTTCTCTCGTCTAATGTTAGACATAGCCATAACTGGCCAAGATCAAGGTATGCCCCTTTATCCCATTTTGCTTTGAGGTGGAATCCTAGGAGGTCTTTGTAAAAATGAACACTCAGGTCTAACGATTGCACGGCAAGGGTTAGGTGGTTCAAGCCAGATAGCATTGATGACAGCCTCAAGGAAAGTGGTTCTCAATTATTCCCAATAGGCATGGGGTGTCACCTCGGCCAACTCAGCGAGCGAATGAAACGATGTTCCTTCAGCCGCAGCGGCCAAGAAGAGATCACGCGCACTGGACATCCCGCACTTAACCGGAAAGGCCGCGCAACCGTTAGTGAGCAGCCAAATTGTTCTTGTGATGCCGTTCGTGAAGGCAACATATTCAACTTGCTCTTGGCGCTCAGTTCTACCGAACCGCAGAAACTTATAGCTAACGTATTTTTGGGTAGCTGCTCCGTAGGCAACATCCGCAAGCGGTACTGGATTCTCTCGTCCCTCGGAAAATCCTTCAACGGCGCGACTGTACTTGTAGTCATTAGGCCAAGTTTCAGGCGTGCCGTATGCCACATCCCTATGTGGGCCGCGCGGGTCAGCACGCCAGAGGTCAAGGAATTTCTGAGCATCTACGATGACAATGCCGAAATTGTCGCGCCCATATTCAGAGATGTTCATCGACATGAACACTGGCTCTCTTTCCGGCAACGGAACCGTAAATACGATCCTCGGTTCTCTCCCTACGCGTTTTTCAAGGCAAGCGCTAACCAAAAGATGTCTCCCATTCCTAACTAGATTTAGACGACACGCAAAGATGATCGCCGTTCTTATAGGAATGAATTTAGTCGCAAAGATGAGAGTGGGCAATCGCTATAAAAATTAAAACTAGTTAAGTGCAGCCAAAGGGTAACGATGCAATGATTGCTCATGACCGGTAGGCGACTGCCTCACAACGACCCATTGCGGTCGCTCGCAAGATCACTAGCTAGCGCCTGCTCTCGGCTGGAGCGGTCCCTCGACACTGGGCAATCTGGACGAGGTTTGGACGCGAGTTTGCATGCTGGTTAGCGGTCGTTGACGAGGGCCTGCGATCGACCCATTACAGTCGATTAAGGTAAAGACTCATGCAGCTGCAATTGGGTTAATAGATGCCGCATGCTCGGAGCAGAGTGAGAGACAAAAAGCCGTTTCTGGCTCCAGTGCGACATATTCACTTGCAACAACATGTAAAGTATGAAGGCGCTGAGCTTTCGTTTGATTGTTTGCGTGAAAAGAACAGGCCAATTAAAAAATTGTAGGAGAGAAATCGAAGTGCTCGTTTACAGCAGTAGTTTCGTCTTGGAGCCAACCAACGGTCCTCAAAAAATTATTGAATTGATTGCGCGATGGATGGGAAAGCCTTCAAGTAGCTTCATTCCTACCAAAGAGCTGATGCAGGGCATCGCAAGGAAACGGTTGAAAGATGGTAGTTTTGTGACTAGCCATGCGACAAAGTTCGATGCAGCCGCTCCCAGCTACCCTTTTATCTTCAGTACAGAGCTCTCGCATGGCGACGATCAAGTTCCTGGGCGGCTATGGACTACGGGCATTGGGATACGGCAATTGGCAGCTGATAAGCCGGTTGAATGTACGTTCTTACTGAGAACCGACGAGGCGAGCGCAAGAGTCCAGACGCCTATTCAGGTCACGCGACCGCGAATCGTTCTCGACGTAGTGGCGCAATGCCAGCCAGTTGGCGAAACTCCTGGCCTTCGTGTCAAACTACTTGACGAATCCAGTGCGAGTGCCTTCCTCTCGGAGGTCGAGCGTGAAGGCCGCAATAATCCGATTGTGGTTATCAGCCCTAAGCGTGATGGGACTTACCTTGTCCAACCTGAGCGCATGCAGTCTCTGCTCGTCGGTATCGCAGACGTCGTAAAAGTGGCTCCCGGTGTAGACACCTTTGAGCTTGAAAAGGTGCTTGGTCGCCGCTACGGAGCATGGGGCGGTGCGCTCAATGTGCTGTACCGTGCCAAGCTTGGGCGCAGCGGCGTTTATTGCGACAACTCACTATATCTTCCAGAAAAGTTGATGGACTTGGCAGAGGAAGGCGTCAATCTTGATTCTGAAATCCTCTCAGCAGTCACACACCAGACGAACGTGCCAGCTTCGTGGCGTCACATCTCGCTCGGGGTTGTTGCTCAAGCGGTGTTACGAGCTCAATTGGCCAACGCCGTCGCAAATGCAAAGCTGAAGGATGATGGCTCTGAGTACATTCAGTTGCTTGAAGATGCGATGGATCAGCTGTCTGACAAAGACCTCTCCATAAAAGAGCTTCAGGATCAAGTGCAAGAGCGAGATGGACGAATTACTGAATTAGAGTCAAATGTGCAGGGCTTGAAGTATTCCCTAGCAGGTGCACGGCAGACTGCGATTGCCTCAGACGACGAAGGTTGGGAAGTGATCCAGCCGTTGCGAGACGCTATCAGCGCACTGATAGATGGTGACCCGTCCCTTGAACAATCTCTGTCTATTATTCAGACGTTGTTTCCTGACCGCATTGTCGTTTTGGATTCGGCTTTCTCATCTGCTAGAGAGTCCGAATCGTTCCTTTATGGGAAAAAAGCTTTCGATTTTCTTTGGAAACTGGCGATTGGCTACTGGCCTGCAATGGCAACGGGTGTAGGAGATTCTGAAGGCTACAAAGTTTTTGGCCCAAAAAACTACGCCCAGAATGAGGGGAGTGCTCTGACCAGCGACGGTAAGCGCCGCCGCATCTTTGATTACAAAGGACGAGATATCTTGATGGAGAAGCACCTCAAGATTGGCTTCAAAGACAGCGTAGCCGAAACACTTAGAGTTCACTTTGAATGGGTTGATGCCGATAAGGTACTCGTTGTGGGTCACTGCGGGAAGCATCTGGATTTCTGACGAGGAAGTAGCTCACAGGCTTTTGCACCGCTGACAATTGATCAGCCTGTAGCGGCCATTGGCTATGAAGCGGTCAATGACCGCTTCTGGCCGGTAGCGGTAATTAATTCTTGTACTTCTTTGGAATGGGATGGGTTCTGCAGTCAAACGGCCCATCCGAACCGCTGCCACGAATGTTCGCTTGGAAAAAATCCCTTTTTGATCTGGCGTTCTGCAAGCTCGTCACTGTCGCTGCATCGATCTCACAGTATTGGTAGTGGGTCTTGTTGAGCTTGATGACCATGTACCGCTCTTTTTTGTCGTAGCAAATGCGGGCTACGTCACTGTTCTCGTGCACATCCGTGCAGGTGAAAGCATCCATTGAAACTGGGCCCAGGTACTTGACTTGAACAGTTTCTGCGCTGGCCATCTGGCTCATCAAAGCCAGTGCTGTAAAGACGATGAATCGCAATTGAGCCTCCCTTTTTTGGAACCATCGTAGTTCACAAGGCTGTGTTTGACGAATTAACTCACTGAGCAAATGGGGCTCACTGTTGTGTTTAGCGCAATGTGTGCACTGAACCTTCAGATGACTGGTGCGGAGCACGTTATCTTCACCCCGGCTAGGGTTAGGCCAATCACGCAGCCCGCGCAAAACTGCGTGGCATGGCAACCAAACCCGTAAAAATCTCCAGCTTCCTTGGCGTGAACGAGCGCTTGCATCGTTCTGCGCTGCGCGTGGAGGAAGGCGTTTTTGTGGCGCAGGCGCACAACGTGGATCTGACGCCATCGGGTCAGTTTGTGGGGCGTGCGGGTTATCAGCGTGTGGTGGCGGGCAGCGATATGCACTCGCTGTGGGCCAGTGCGGCAGGGCGCGCCTTTGTGGCTTCGGACAAGCAGCTGTGTGCCCTCGATGTGCGCAGTGGTGCGTTGCAGCCCTTGGGTATGACTTTGCCCAGCACGGCGCGCCTGTCCTTTGCCGAGTTGGCAGACGGCGACATTGCGGTCACGGATGGCCGCGCTTTGCTGCGCATCCAGCCCGATAACCGCCTGGGCGCCATGCTGGCCCCAGCGCCTGCACCCCAGCCTGTGGCGCAGCTCACGCCCGGAAGCCGCCATTTTCTGTACTGCTTTGCCTATGTCGATGCCCGTGGTGTGGTGGGCCTGTGCACGCCGGTGCGCCATGGCGTGGGCGAGGTGCTGTCGTTTGAGGTGCCCGCGCCACCAGCTGGCCTGACCACCCAAATCTATGTCAGCCACCCAGGCGGCGAGGTGATGTACCTGCTGGCTGAATCTTTGGGCGGCACGGTGACCGCTGGTGAGCAGCGCATGGGCGGGCAATGTCCCACGCTGTACTTGCAGGCCTTGCCCGCTGGGGACGCGCTGCAGCTGCACGGTGGGCGGCTGTATGTGGTGCGCGGCAGTGCCATCTACTTTTCAGAGCCCTACCAGTTTGGCGCGATGGCGCCGACCAACTTCCTGCAGCTGCCTGCGCCGGTCACGGTGCTGGCGGCGATGCCTTCCGGCTTGTTCGTGGTGGCCGACAAAACCTACTGGATGCAGGGCACAGACCCAGCTGCGGTATCCATGGCGGTGGTCAACGAGCACACGGGCATTGCCCGCTCACTGGCGCGCCTGTCCGATGGGCGGGCGGTGTGGGGTTCATCCCAAGGGGTGGTGGTGGGCAATGGCGCAGGGGAGGTGGTGTCGCTCAGCGATGCGGTAGTGCCTGCAGCGCGCGTGTTGCCTGGAACCAATGGGGCGACGTTGCCGATGGAGCGCAACGGCGTCGATCAAATTATCAGCAAACGCTCACAGCCCGGTTATGGGCGCGCGGGCGTCACTATGGAAGCGGAGTAGATATGCACGCGAAACCCGGATTTATCTGGACGTTTGAGCACCTGTCCAAAGACGGCGATGTGGTCGAGGTGCAGCACAACCTGATGCCCCTGGAAGGGCTGAACCACTGGATTGATGTGCTGCTGGGCAAGGCGCCCCAGCAGGCGCAGTGGCACATCGGCTTGTTCAGCGGCGATTACACGCCAGTGCCCAGCGATACAGCCTTCACGTTCCCCGTGCAGGCCACCGAGTTCACCGCCTATGAAGGCGCTGGGCGCATGCCCTTTGTGGCTGCTGCTGCCTTGGGCGGCGAGAGCAACAACCATGCGGCGGTGGCCGAGTTCACATTCACCGGCCCTGGCACGGTCTATGGCGGCTTCCTGAGTTCTGCGGCGGGCAAGGCTGCAACGTCGGGCATTTTGCTGTCTGCCGTGCGCTTTGCGGTGCCCAAGCCCAAAGAGGTGGGCGACATCTTGCGTGTGAAGGTGGCCTTGGGCCTTGAATCTGACGATTAACTAGGAGAGTTCCATGTGGAAAGCATCCCCCGGTCTGTGTGACCACGTAGCCCAAAACGGCTCTTACCTCAGCGCGCTCAATGGTTTGGTGCTGCGCATCTATGGCGGCGCCGAGCCTGCCAGCTCGGCAGGCAGCACGCAGTCGAACACGCTGCTGTGCGAAATCAATCCAGATGGTGCCGGGCTGAATTTTGAAGCCGGTGGCAGCCCTGGGGTCATCAGCAAAGCCTCTGCGCAAGTGTGGAGCGCGCTGGAGGCGGCAGCGGGCACGGCGACGTTCTTTCGACTGGAGGCAGAAAGCGATGCGGGTGAAGATGACGATACGGCCATCCGTCTGCAAGGCGCTGTGGGGTCGGTCAGCGGCGACATGATTTTGTCGAACACGGCGTTTGAGGTGGGCTCGCCGCGCACGATCAAGCACTTCAATGTCGTGATTCCATCGGTCTGATGTGTTGAGCTATGCCTGAACCGATTCTTCAAGGTATGACGGGGCGCGCAGGGGAGAGCTATTTCCTGCGTGCGTCTCACAGCTCGTATGCGGGAGAGTATTACCTGCTGCCTGAGCTGATGGTCAGCGGCGCTATAGCCGATGACCCGCGTTTGCCGTCACTGCTGCAAGAGTCCATCCAGAACATGGGGCGCACTGCAGGGTTTGGTCGGTTGGCATTTTGGGAGGTGCTGGATGTGCCAACTCCCGTCGCAGGTACGGAAAACGGTGTCACGATTTGGGCGGAATACGCTGGGCCAGTCACCACGTTTCGGCTGCAGCTCAGCATGTTTGACAGCTCATGGTTTCGTTTTTTTGATGGTGACGTGGTGATTCCGCCTGGTGGTGCTTTGCCCATCAAGTTCATGGCGTCCTATGACTGGGTGGAGGTGTCGGTAGCGGGGAGCGTAGTTTACGCGGGGCACCCCGTTGATATTTATGGCGGCGCGCCACCAGAAAACTTCTGGCAGGGCTTTGAGGCGTTTTATCTGTGGACAGGATGGCCGTTCAAAGAGAGTGTCTACACCCCAGCGTATTCCGATGATGAATGGTCGTACTTCCGTCATGACCAGCTGCTGCACATTCGCAGCTTTTCACTGTCTGGGCCCGAGGCGACGCAAAGTAAATTTTTCACGGACTTTGTGCGCTCTTACGAGCGGCTGTGAGGGTCGCTATGGCGCTGTTTCCCAAAGAGTTCGGAGCAAGATCCCCGGTTGCGCTGGCCAAGCTCAAGACGGCTGTGGCCACATCCCCGGATGTGCACAGCCTTTCTGTGTCCGTGCCCGGTGCCCGTGGCTTTAAGTCCGGGGCATTTGAGCGCGTTGTCTCCGACCCACCGGAGTTTCAGTCCGACGAAGGTGACCCACTCTATGGCGTAGCAGGCAGCAGCGGTGCAGCGAAGCCCGTGCTTTCGTACACCAGCACCCGGTTGACCAAGGGCAATGGCTTTGCCACCCCTCAAGCCAAATTGCCTGCTGGCACGCTGTATTGGGTGGGGCATGCGCTGCGAGGTCTGTATTCAGGCTTGGGCAGCGTGGTGCGCACCAATCGCACATACCCGGTGACTTACGACATTCCCGATGGCATGGGCGGCATGGTGCCCGCAGGGATGACGGTGTCGGTCAATGTCACCACTTCTGGCAACACCTTGTGGGTGGGCACTGGCCCGCGCTACAAAGAGGCGTTGCTGAGCCCGCACCCCACACCGGTGGCAGAGGGTGGGCATATTGCGCACATTGAGCTTTTTGCCTCGCAAAACCCCAATGGTGCAGAAATGCAGCAATACGAGGGCACAGGCAAGCGCACGTATTTCCCTACGGGGTTGACGTGGACGAACTTGGTTTGCATGGGGGGCGACAGTCAGCACCGCATCGTGATGTTGCGCAATGTGGCTGGGCAGGGTGATGCCTGGGGGCTGCGCAAACAGGCGTATGAGGCTGTGCGTGTGGTGGTGCCCAAAGCGGCGCTGCGTGAGGCCCATGCCCTTGATGGGGAGGTGTTTTCGTTTGCGCCGCCAAAGATCGAGGGGGCGGGCAGCTCCAATGTAGGTGTGTCCGCACTGACACCGCTGGGCGGTGGCCGCATGGGCTGTGTGGTGGGGGTGCACCCCTGTGCGCGCCGAGAAATGGTGAGCTACAACCCTGCAGAGATTGCCCTGCACATCGGCAAGGTGCACGACCAGTTGCCCACGTGGGAGTCGCGCATCGAGTTCAAGAACAGCAAGGGCGCGCTGTATTTCGCGGTGACCGAAGACTACGGCGCGACGTGGAGCTTTCAGCCGCTGCAGGTGTTCGATACTCCGGTGCCCGTGTGGGAGGGGTTTGCATCCAATGCTGGTCTGCCAGCAGATTACGTGACCGAGCAGCCATTGCTGGGCCGTGCCCTGTACCGCGCCGAAGGGGTGGGGGATTTTGACGAGGCCCAGGGGCGATATGCCCGCTACGACCTGCTGTTTCCTGCGCCAGACCGGGCGGGGTCTTGGGATAGCAAGGTGGTGGCACGCACCAATACAGCCGTCAATATGTCGCATGCGTTTGCCCTGACTGCCGACATTTGGATGCTGGTGCTGCCTATGCTGGATGACCGCTACTACAACAACCGGGTGCAGGACTATGTGCGCTGGCGCTGCGTGGTGTTGCGTACGGACAACCGCGGCGGCACATGGCGCGAGGTGGGCACGCCGTTTTCCGACCTGGCCAGCGAGTTCCCCCGCGACAACGACCGGGGCTATGCCGTCAAAGCGACGGCACTGCGCGATGGCGCGGCCTTGGTGAAGTTTTACCGCGCCTTGCGCCGGGTGGGTGATCCACCTTCGGTGCGGGACCAGGCCCGCACGGTGCGCTTTGCGCTGACCACGGACTATGGCGCCACATGGCAGGAGGTGCTGCCCACGGGGCTGCCAAGCCTTGACCCTGAAAAGCTGGGCAGTGTGATGGTGGTCAAGGCCATGCGCACCACCAGCGTGCTGGCCGTGACGGCATGGGATGGTGCCAGCAACGCTTACTGGATTTACACCTCCAAGAACGACGGCCAGACATGGGTGCGCGGAGCCAAGGTGGTGGGTGGCGAGTTCTTGGCCATGGACGAAGTGGCCACCGTGGACGGCACCAGCGGGGCAAGTTCCCCGCAAAACCTCACTTTTTTAACGCCTCTTCTGGATGCACAGGGGCGGCCAGCCACAGTCAATGTGGGCGCGCGCTGGGCGCATGACGCTACCAAGCGACCA